GTGCAAACAATACAGCAAAAGCTGTGTGTCAGGTGCAGCCGTTAACATCTCACCCGCAAAGAAGGTTCACAGCCGACTGAAGACCATCAGAAATAAATTCCGCAGAGGTGGAAAAAACTGTGGCTGAGATCGACTGGCCAAACCTGATAGATAAACTTGGTGTGCCTGTTGCAGCACTCGCTGCAATTGGCTATGCCATCTACTCCACGATTAAATGGGTAGGAAATAATATCCTAATTCCCATTCATCAACGACATCTGGTGTTTTTAGATAGGTTGGAGTCCAGCATTGAAAAGATCTGCAACACCCAAGTAGATCAGAATTCACAGATCATAAATTTAGCGAACAAGATTTCTCAAACTAAGGACAAAGCCTAATGCTATTACCATTTCCCCAGGACTTACCCATAGAAGCAGTTGGACTTTTGATTGATCGGCTCAGGGGAAAACCCATTCCCTTGACCACTGCGCTCAATGCAGCATGGAACCTTGCAGGCTATGCTGCCACCCAAGTTCCAGTTAAAAGTGCAGAACCTGAACCTGTGCAAGACTACCCGATCTCGGATGAAGAGGTGGTTGCCCTGTTGGAACGCATTCAAGGCTTCTACTCAGTTCCCCAAAATGGCGCACCCATTCAGTTCGGACTCATCCCCTGGGGAATTGTGCTGAAGGTCTTAATTAAGATGCTGATCAGTGCAGCCCTCTAGGTTATGCTTTGGGATACCCAGATCCAGCAAATGGCCCGCAGTCAGGAAGCAGTTTCTAAAATTGCATCCTTTCTGTGCTGCCTGTGGGTCCACTGAAAAGGTTGAGGTTCACCATGAGATTCCCTATCACCTAGACAGATCTAAAGAACTCGACTTTGAAAACATGATCACTCTCTGCATGGGCAGTGGTCGATGTCATTTCGTTTGGGGCCACCTGCTGAACTGGCGGTCCAATAATAAAGATGTTAGAGTAGACTGTGTCAGGTATTATCGAAAAATTGAAACACGACCTTAGGATGGATCCGCAATAGGATTCCCTATGCCCACTGTCAGGATGATTGAGTGTCTTCTCTGCGGACAAACCAAACCACACAAATCTAGAAACCTCTGCCTTGCCTGTTACCAGAGGCCAGAATCTGAACCATTAAAGATTGAAACTAGACACAGGGTAGAAAGAAATACCAACGCATTTTTAGAACCTGTTGGGTTACCAGATTCCCCTACTCAGTTTCTACCAGGCTCAGAAGAAAAGATGGAAGTGATGGCACAAAGGCTGCAGGATCTTAGGGAAATACACCATCCTGATGATGCGGTGGTAACACCTGATTGTTACTTTAAATCAGATGGAAGCATGAAGAAAAGATGGAAGTGATGGCACAAAGGCTGCAGGATCTTAGGGAAATACACCATCCTGATGATGCGGTGGTAACACCTGATTGTTACTTTAAATCAGATGGAAGCATGAAGAAAAGAAAAGGTGTACTATCAAATAATTGGGCACCAAAAAGAATTACCCTTGACATGGAAGAGGATGATCTAATAGACTTCTGACATATCTAAGGTTGGTCACTTTTCTGCGGGATTCGAACCTGCGACCTCTTGGTCCCGAACCAAGCGACCACCCTAGATAAGGTTTTTAATTGCCCTTATTAGGATGGACACCTATGAAAAGTTTAGTAACCATTTCGTTTCGTAATTTTCTGGACTACCTCCAGACCTATCTTCAAAACTCAACCGAGTTAACCACCCACAGATGCGCCCAGGCTAAGTTCCTAGCGTGTGTCAGTTTACCCGATCCTAAAAAATTAGCTGTAAGTCATCTGCGGAAGTTCCGAGATCATATGATCGCTCAGGGGTTGGCCCGCAAGACCATCAGGGAATACCTGCACCGGATTATCCGGTGGGTGGGTTTCTGCTGGGAGCAGGGCAAGGTTTCACAAGCAACTTACTTGGCTTGCAAATCCATGTGGATGCCTAACCCTAGGCAGGGCAGATCACCAGTTAGGACTAAATCTGTTACTTGGATACAAATTGCAGAACTCCTACCACATTTACCTACATATCTTTCTAACTTGATCCAGCTGCACTGGCTCACAGCTGCTCGGCCATGCGAGATAGTGCAGATCAATTCCAACAACTTTTCCAAAGTTAAGCCTGACCTATGGATCTGGACTTTACCTGACCATAAGGGTGCTTGGAGGGGTCAAGATCGTCAGTTATACCTTGGGGCTGATGCTATTAGGATTGTTCAGCAGATTGAACCATGCCCCAAAGGATTCCTATTTCCCAGTAAAAAAAATATTGAGGGATTTTTAACAAGGCTAACCTACCAGCGAGTAGTGAAAAAATGTACATTACAATTAATTAAGAATGGAATTCTAAAGCACCCACCTGAATGGACTATCAGAGGTATTAGGTCTGGTCGAGCAAGACACATGCAGACATTGCATGGTCTAGAGGCTGCACGAATATTGCTGGGTCATACTGATCAGCGGATGACCAGTCACTATGCAGGGACACCGATTCCCAATGGTGACTTCATTGGTGGCCTTAACCATGAGATTCAAAACTAACACTTCAGACAAATGTAATTAGAAAGGATTCTAACCGTGAATAATCAAGACGATGGGAAATTGTTTAAACTAGTTCAGGATGAACAATTAGGGCAGGATGCCCATTTAACACCTAAGAAGAAAAAACGACCTTCCCACTGGCGGTTCTTTACCGAGCTTGAACTGCTAGTGATTAGGTCTGTTAAAAAAGAAATCATATCAGCCCAACAAATAGCAAATCTAATGCAGCTTGAAAACAGCAGCAGCTTCAGGGCATGCCTGTCCAACATGGTCGAGCGCATGATTCTAATCAGAGCTAAGGGTGGTTACAAAATCAACAGATAGCCATGTCAGACTTCTGACGGCAGATGTCTGGCAGGTGTCAGACAGACAACTGTAAACATTTCGGATAGGATAAGTTTATAGGAGGAACACATGGCAAGGATGACCAAACAAATGGCGAACCTGTTACTGGATCAGATGTCCAAGGTCTTGGACTTCAGTTCCCAGTTACACCCTGAGAATACCAAACGACAACAAAAGCACATAGAGGGGAGAGTGAAACGACATCTAGAAGTCTTGGCTGAATATATGGCGGTTTTACATGACGATGAACCCAAAGAAAAGGAGTAGCAAGGATGCCACTGGTATTAGAAAGAAAAGTGAATGAATCGGTAATGATCTGGGATGAGAGTGATCCTAACCAAATTCTGGTAGTCACCCTTAAAAGAGCAGTGGATGGATCCTATCAAATGGTTTTTGAAGGACCAAGGAACTTTAAAATCTTTCGCAAGGAAATGTTAAATGACAGCTTTGAAGACAAAAAATAATATGGAAAAGCCTACTGTTTCAGTAGCTATCAAAACGGATGCAGTCCTTATCCAGGGCGATCTTAGCACCCTGAGTGAAGACCAACGCAGTGCCTATTACCTTAGGGTCTGTGAAAGCTTGGGTTTAAACCCACACACCCAGCCCTTTGAGTTCATCCCACTGGGCGGAAAGTTAAAGTTGTATGCCACCCGAGCTTGCAGTGATCAGCTTAGGAAACTTCATGGGGTATCTATCCAGATCCTATCTAGGGAACTGGTTGAAGATATCTACACAGTAACAGCTCGAGCAGAAGACATGACAGGTCGCACTGATGAATCCTGTGGGGTAGTAAGCCTTAAGGGTTTAATGGGGGAAGCTAGGTCCAACAAACTTATGTGCGCTGAAACTAAAGCTAAGCGCAGGGTAACTTTATCTATCTGCGGTTTGGGTTGGTTGGATGAAACAGAGGTTGAACCCCAGCTACAACTGCAAACTAGGATTGCTGTACCAACTCTTGAAGCACCAGTGGTGGTGGATGAGCATAAGCCCATGGAAACTTTCCAAGAGGCATGCCTAGCAGTCGAGCATGCTTTCCCTGGCACCATGCAAGCCATGCTGAAATACTACAAAGTTTCCTCTGTGGATCAGTTGGTAGAAGCTCAACGGATCGATGCTGAAAAGCTGATAGCTAAAAAGATGGGAGGGGCTAAATAATGAGCATCCTAGATTTGGCCAGTGGTGCAAAGATTCTTGAATTCTGGATTGAAAAGGATTCAGCAGTTGAAGGGGAACTGGATTCTGTAATTGATGAACTGCTTCAGGAGCTGGAAGGCAAGATTGAAGATAAGGTTGAAGCTTACTGCAGGATCATTAGAGAGCTTGAGTTAACAGGAGCAGCACGAAAAGAGGAAGCAGCTAGGATCAGATTGCTGAGTGATCAGGATGGGAATACTGTCAAGGCTATGAAAGGCAGGCTGCAATTCTTCTTTGGTTTGCAGAAAATCAACAAGCTTAAGACCGCGAACTTTAACCTGAGCATCTGCGCTAATGGTGGCAATCAGCCAATAGAAGTCAACATTCTACCTGAACTTTTGCCAGCAGAATTTCAGAAGGTGGAAATCAAACCCAATATGGAAACCATTAGGGAGGCTTTAAAAATGGGCACCTCTCTTGATGGAGTTACACTTCTGCCCAGAGGCGAACATTTAAGGATAAAATAGTTATGGCACAGCAGACTTTCTCAATGGATAAGCAGGTTGACCTTAGTTCTAAGTTCACTGATAACAGAGTGGAAACACTTCCTGATGGTGACTACGCAGGGAAGGTGGTCAGATGCACATTAAAGCGCAAGGTAGAAACAAAGAATGGTCCTACTGACATATTCGAGATCCTTGTGGAAATTGAATCTAAACAGTACACCATGACCTACTGGCTAAATTCTGATGGCAACATGAAACGACTCCTGACCAGTCTGAAACGAGTTAAGTTTCAAGTGGATCAATGGGGTCCAGACTTTGGCAGACCTTACCCTGATGAACTGCAAAAAGCTGCTGCAGAAATGCAGAACAAAATGCTTAGCTTTACCAGAGGAACTAGTTCAGGTGGTTACCCAACTATTGGACTAACAGAGTTATCTGATTTTACAGTCACTGCAACTAATGCAGGTTCGGGATTCATTGATCATAATGACTTGCCCTTCTAGACCAACCCATCTGGGGTGGCCACAGTTAATCTTCTGTGGGGTTTCGATGGGGATGCTGTTACCCACCCACCAGCATCATTAATATTCATGCGCTTATCAGGTTGGTTTGTGCCAGTTGAGATTGGCTTAGTAACACACCTTGCTTGTTGCAAGAACTAGCCAGCCTGATATTTAAAACACACACATCTAATTAGGATCAATTAAATGAATGAAAAACTACACCTACCCAACCCAGTACGGTTAGCAGTATCTGCTAGGGAAGTTGCCCGGATGCTAGGAATTGGAAAGTCGCAAGTGTTCAAACTGCTTGATGAAGGTCAGTTTCCTGAACCAGTTTATTTAGGGAAAAGAAATCCAAGATGGATAGTTGCCGATTTGGAAAAGTTCTTGGCATCTGGTGGAACCAACTATGAAGGTGGATCAAGGATCGGTTGAAACTAGAAATTATCTAACTATTACAAGGAATGTATATGGCTGAACTTAGTAACCTAAAACCAATTCAAACTAAATACAAGGGCTATCATTTTAGGTCAAGGCTTGAAGCTAGATGGGCAGTGTTCTTTGAAAAGATGGGGCTTGACTGGTCCTATGAGGTAGAAGGATTCCAACTTCCTAGTGGTGCATGGTATCTTCCAGATTTTTTTGTGAGAAATCCAAAAGACTGTTTTGATTATTGGTATGAGGTAAAACCTAAAGGAACTCCACCTTGCCCAAAAGTGAAAGAATTTTGTTTTTCATTGCCAGGTGATAGTGATTTTTTTTATCAAGGTGAAAATAATTTAACTGAAACAATTGTAATAAAGCCCCAGTTAATAATTCAGCTTAATGGTGATCCATTGGATTTTGGTATAGCAATGTGTCCAAGGTGCAAAAAAATAAGCTATGAAAACCCGTTGTTTGATCAACTTCAAGATAATTTTGTCAATAAATACAATTGTGAACAATGTGACATTGCAAAATGTGGAGATGGGGTATTTTTAGAAACTAGAAGTGATGGTTCTGAATTTTACTGGCATAAAGGAACCATGGTTAATCTTAATCTTAATAATGATTATTTTATAGCATCCTTTGCTTGCGATATTGTAGATGCTGGCATGGCAGCTCGTGAAGCTCGATTCGATGGGAGTGATTCCCAATGACCATTCAATTCACCCCACCAACAGACGATCATGAAAAGATTTATGCATTCTTTCTCAGATGCTCTCACCTAATCAAGGAACGAGCTAGCGAGTATGAACCACCAGCAATTAGCCTTGGGAAGATTGCGCTTTACTGGTCAGAGTATATAGATGCAGAGATCACCCCATATGATGTTGCCATCATGATGTGTCAGCTAAAAATAGCGCGACTTTCTAAGGGTCATCATCAGGATTCATTGGAAGATGCAGCAGCATATCTAGCAATCGCAAACAGTTTAAAGGATGAAACTAATGCCACTCAAAACAGTAACTAAAACTAACCCCTGCCCGATTTGTGGTAAGGGGGACCAGTGCAGCAAGGCAGATGATGGTGGTGTATGCTGCTTTCGGTCTACTGGCCCACAGACTGGTTACCGCATCCAGAAGAGTAAAGAGTCTAAGGATGGCAGGGAATTTACCATCTATCAACCCATCAGCAATGGATCATGGCAGAAACCAACAAAACAACCAGAGACTAATGATCTATGGGCAGCAATCTATGAATACATCCTGACCAAGTTTCCCTGTGATGCAGAAGAGAAACAGGAGCTTTCCCGCAGAGGTTCTAAAGGCTTTGGAAACTATGGCAGTATGCCCTTTAGCAACAGCTCTACCAGAAGGGAAGTAGCACAGGAACTGCTGGAAAAGTTTGGGGAAGATATCTTTAAATGCCCTGGCATATCTAAGAACTGTCCATCAGGCAAAGGAACATTACCTTGGATAGAAGGTGCTGAAGGTTTGATGATTCCGGTTAAGGATTGGAAGGGTAAAATCCAAGGCATTATCATTAGACCAAGGCTGCAGGATGGTGGATCAAAGTATCTATGGATGACATCGAGCAACAAGGGTGGAGCATCCGCAACCCCTAGGCTTCACATTCCTACCCGCACACCGCTTCTCCTGAAGCATACAGTCAAGGTGGATGGACTCTGGATTACGGAAGGTGCCCTGAAAGCTAATGTGCTAAGTGAAATTTATGACATTGCCTGTGTAGGAACACCCAGTAACAACCTTGAACCAGCTAATGCGTTCATTGAAACCCAACCCATGCAGAAGATAGTGCTGGCCTATGATCAGGACATCAACCCAGTAGCTAGGAAAGTAACCTCTAAGAACCTGTTAAAAGTCTATGACAAGTTTCCAGATCACGATTTCTGGTTAGCTGTTTGGGATAGCGCAACAGCCAAGGGGATTGATGATCTACTTCAAGCTGGTGGAACATACCTGCTATTACCAAAGCCAGAAGCCTTGGAATATCTAAAAGAACATATCGGCACAGAACAAACAGAGATCACAGAGTACAACTATAACCCTGATGGCATGCTGAAAACAGAATGGACTGAAGCCATTGAACTTATAGGGGCTTTCGGATCAGACATGAAGTTCATGTCAGAGTGGGAAGATTTCCTAATGTGGAATGGATCTACTTGGAAGACCGACAAGTATGGTCCTGGCATACTCTACAAGAAGTTTCTGGATCGCAGAATGCAGATGATGTCAGATAGGGAAGCTGATGACCCAGCTTTAAAATGGTTGATCGGTGGACACAAAATGTCCAGGATGAATGCAGTCATGGCACACCTTAAAACAGAAGTGGCAATACGGAAGAGGGTTTCAGAAATACCAGTAATTCGGAATGTAATCACCTGCCCTAACGGAACTGTAGATCTGACCACTGGCGATATCAGGAAACACAGCAGGGATGACTGGCAGATGGCAGCTTGCCCGACTGTCTACGATCCTGAAGCAACCTGCCCAAGATGGTTGCAGTTATTAGATGATGTGTTCCTAGGATCTGCTGATCTAATTAACTATGTGCAAAAGTTGTTCGGTATGGCAATAACAGGCGCACCTAATGACCATGTGTTCCCAGTGTTCTGCGGTGATGGTAGAAATGGAAAGACTACTGTATTGGGAACCATTCAAAAAGTATTGGGTGATGATCTTTCCAGCACAGTGGCCAGTGATTATCTGTGTAAGGGTAATGAATCCCACCCAACATGGTTGGCAAGCTTTCATGGCAAAAGGCTGATGGTAGCTAATGAAACAGCTAGGGGAATGGAATTGAATGTGGCATTGGTTAAACTGCTAACAGGTGGCGACATGATCACCTGCAGGAAGTTATTTCAAAACGAGTGGAGCTTTAACCCTACCCACACATTCATCCTTTGTACTAACGAAAAGCCTGCCATCCATGAATCCAATATAGCTATATGGGCTAGGATCGCGCTGGTACCTTTTAAAGCATCATTTAGTGAAGCTAATGGCAATCTTGACACAGATCTCCCCACACGCATTTTAAACGAGTCTAAGGGCATCCTAGCATGGCTAGTGCAGGGTGCTTTGAAGTACCGATCAGAAGGTTTGACCAAACCTAGTGAGATCATGAAACAGAATGCAGAGTATCGTGAAGATTCTGATCCTGAAGAGTCTGTGACTTGCTGGCTTACCCAGTTTTCATCACCCGCAGACAATGCTTGGATGAAGTCCAGTGTCATTTATGCACACTACTACAACTGGTGTCAGGAGAATGGAATTAAGGCACTTGGGAACAAAGGATTTAGCATTAGTTTAAGTAAGGAAGAAAGAGGGTTCGAGCGCAGATTATATTCCGGTTGTAAAGAGTTTAGGCGCAAGGTTACCCCTGTAAAAAGTGTTAAGATAGGTAAAGACGAGAACAGTTTTTAGGCTTATTTCTTAGTGGACTTGGTAAAAAAATGAAAATATGAAGTCCACTAAGTCCACTAAAAAAAAGTTAAGACAGGAAAAGCAAAAGGAATAAACAACATGAGAGATATGGGATTTTGGTGGACTTTGTGTTTTAGTGGGCTTAGTAGTGGACTTCAGTTTACCAAGTCCACTAAGGTTAAGTTGTTTATTAGTAATGGTTTATATGTTCTTAGTGGACTTATAGGACTTATTATTTAAATAAAAGTATTTAAATAAAATAGTATAAAGAGATAGTGTACAAGTGTTCTTTATATAGATTCTTAAAAACTTACCGGAAATTGATCACCAAGTCCACTAACCCCACTAAACCGGATTTTTACCCCAGGATGGATACCTGATTTAAGGTGTCCAATGATCATAAATTTTGATGCAAAAGATACTGATTTACTTTGGCAAATCGGTCAGGCAAAATCACAGTGGTTCAAGAAAAACAATTGGCCTATTCATATTCAAAGGATGACTAAGTTTGGTATCTCTGAAGATCAAGCTAGAACCTATAACCAGTTCTGCGGTTTATGTGGTGAGGCAGCTCTGTGGGAATGGCTATATGGTGATCTGTCAGAGTTTTGGGCGCAACAAGCTTACCTTCATGATTCACAAGTCCTGACCGATGGTGGCACCGATATGCCTGGACTGGATGTCAAGACTCGGGATCTGATTACCGACCCAATCCCCTGGCTAATTATCACCCCTCACAAATTAGATACCAAGGTTAGGTATGTGTTATGTGTGGTCCAGTCTGAACATCCAAGCAAACCAGAAACTATATCCGTTGAGATCATAGGCAGCATCCATGGTGAAGTTGTGGACAGGCTTAAAGAACACTGGTGGCATGAAGGTCTGCACAGAATAACCATAGAGCAAGAGTATTTAACCCCACCCGAAACTTTAAAATGGTAGGAGAATAGTTATCACTGAAGGCACTTGCAGGAGATGTTTAAGGATTAGGATGCTGCGTTATGGTGTCTGCAATTACTGCGGATCTGAAGCCAGAACTACTACACAAATGATGATCCTATTAGGCAAACAGAAAGCCATGATTAAACAGCTAAGGCATGAGAGAAGATTGTTAAAGTTTCAACTGCAGACTGCCAAGGCTAAGTTGGCAAGGGCTAAATCCAGTCCTTGAGATTTTGTAACTAAAGGATTATCGGCAAAAATGGGAGCATGAGGCTAGAGCTTCCTATACCACCATCTGCGAATCACATTTTTAGGGCATCCCGCAGGGGTCAAGTCTATAGGTCCAAGAAATATACAGACTGGCACAAAGCTGCTGAGCTTATGGCCCTGCTGACCAAGAAGGGTAAGCTTATCAACCCACCCTATGCCATCACCATGGAAATCATTGGTGGTTCAGGATGGCGCAAGGATCGCGATCTAGATAACTGCTGGAAGCCAGTGCTGGATCTGTTGCAACACCTCAACCTAATCAAAGAAGACAACTGCCAACACATCACCCGATTGGTTGTGACCTATCAACCTGGTGACGGTAGACCCGCAGAGTGCCACCTAACGATAGCAGGTGCATGATGCCATCAGACAAAGACCATAAGAAGCACGACCCAAGACCAGCGCAAGGCAGGCGAACAGATAGGCCATCACCCCACCGCAGAGGCTATGGCCGAGCATGGGAGAAGATCCGGCTAGCCATCCTCAGAGAGGAACCATTGTGCCGAGGGTGCCAAGGGCCAGCAACCTGTGTTGACCATATCCAACCTCTAAAATCTGGTGGAACCAACCACCGACCCAACCTGCAACCCTTG